TTCAGTTTTGACGGAATCACAGGACTACCAGTGCAGCAGATATTGAGAGACACGGTTGCGGGTGCATCCGAATCACAGGCGTTCATGAATAACTTGTATGAGAGCGGTCTGACAGCAAAGGCAACTCTTGAATATACCGGAGAACTGAACGAAAAAGCGAAAACAGCACTTGTCAAGTCGTTTGAGGAGTTCGGCAGCGGGGCGAAGAATACAGGAAAAATCCTGCCTGTTCCGTTGGGGATGAAACTCACACCTCTCGACATCAAACTGACAGATTCGCAGTTCTTTGAACTGAAAAAATACAATGCACTGCAAATCGCCGGAGCGTTCGGGGTGAAACCGAATCAAATCAACGACTATTCAAAGTCGTCATACAGTAACAGCGAAATGCAGCAGTTATCATTCTACGTTGACACAGAACTGTTCATAATCAAGCAGTACGAGGAGGAAATCAATTTCAAAATACTGCCGGATGAAGATGCAGACGACGGATATTATTACAAATTCAACGAAAAGGTATTGTTCCGCACTGATTCAAAAACGCAGATGGAATATTTGAGAAACGGTGTCGGGGGAATGATTATCAAACCGAATGAGGCAAGACGTAAACTCGACATGGAAGATGCGGAGGGAGGCGATGTTCTGCTTGCAAATGGCAGCATCGTTCCGTTGACTATGGCGGGAGCAGCATATTTGAAAGGTGCATCCGAACCGGATGAAACCGAAGAACCGGAGCAGCCGGAAGAAAAGACAGAGCCGGACGCAGAGCAGCCGGACACAGCAACAGAACCGGACGAAACCGACGAGGCAGAGGACGAGGATGAACAGGAGGGAGGTGAATAATCATGCCAAAGAGACGTTTTGATTTCACAAAGAAGAATAAACGCAGCGGAAAGGTCGAAAATGTCGGCTATTTGGATTTAGAGCAGGACGAGGAACAGAGCAGATGTTCCTTGTATTTCTACGGTGACATTGTATCGGCAACATGGGAATCCATGTGGTACGAGGAGGACAGATGCCCGCAGGACATCGCAGATTTTCTCAACCAGTTAGATGGCTATGAGGACATTGATATTTATTTCAATTCCGGAGGTGGAGACGTATTTGCAGGACTGGCAATCTATAACCAGTTAAAACGATACGACGGACACAAAGTCGGCTATGTCGACGGAATGGCTGCATCTATCGCATCGGTCATCATGTTCGCTTGCGACGAACTGCATTTTGCAACAGGGGCACAAGCAATGATTCACAAACCGTTGTGCATGGCATACGGCAACGCAGACGATTTCAAGGCAGTAATAAAACAGTTGAATCTCTGCGAGGATTCAATCCTTGACGTTTACATGGAACATGTGCAGGAGGGTGTCACAAGAGACAAGATTCAGAGCCTCATGAGCAATGAGACATGGTTCGACAGTAAGAAGATGCAGCAGTATTTCAATGTCGAAATCGAAGAAAAGGCAGCAGTCGCAGCGTGTGCATCCGACTATTTTGAGAAATACAACAATATTCCGGAGGCACTCAAGGGAACTGAAAAAGAAAACATTGTCGATGCGGTGCTTGCAGAACTGGAAAAGAGAAACAGTGCAGCAACACAGGCAGAGGAACAGAGAATCGAGGCAGAAAAGAGAGCGATTCTCGATGATTTATACCTTTACGGTATGTAAGAAATGGAGGACAGAAAGTCATGAATAAGGAATTACAGAAGTTATTGAAACAGATTAACGACAAGAAAAATGAAGTCAAGAGCCTTGTGAACGACGGAAAACTCGACAAGGCAAAGGCAGCAAAGGAAGAACTCAAGGAATTACAGAACAGATTCGACCTCCTCTATGATTTGGACGAGGACGAGCAGGGCGGTATTGAGGACAAGGTCAACAAAGGCACTGCAAAGCAGGTCGGCGGTGAGAAAAAGGTTGATAAAAAGAACCTTGTGAAAGCGTTCGTCAACATTGTCAAAGCCGGATTCCTGCACAAAGAGGCAGACGAGGCAGACATCAAGGTGTACAAGGATGCACTCACATCTGACACAACCGCAGGAAGTGAGGGAGAGGTCGGAATCGGTGTGACAATTCCGGAGGACATCAGAACAGACATCATCGAGTTGCGTCGTTCATCCGACAACCTTGAACAGTATGTCAATGTCGAGGGCGTAACAACCAAGACAGGAACACGAAACATTGAGGTTGATGCAGAATCAACACCATTTGACAATGTTGACGAGGCTGCGGATTTTCCGGAGATGGACGAACCGGAATTTTTACCGATTGAGTACAAGGTAAAGAAAAAGGGTGGAATCCTCAAGATGACAGCAGAGTTACTTGAGGACACAGCATCCAACATCATGGCATACATCAACAAATGGATTGCCAAGAAAACAAAGGCAACCCGTAACGCAATGATTCTCAAGGTACTCAATGAAATGACAAAGGGAAAAGAGGTCACAGTGGAGAACCTCGACAGCCTCAAGGACATTTTCAATGAGCAGTTAGACCCTGCGATTGCAGAATCCTCAATCGTCATCACAAATCAGAGTGGTTTCAACTATCTCGACAAGTTAAAGGACAAGGACGGAAACTATATTTTACAGAAAGACCCGACACAGCAGACAAAGGGGAAAATGCTTTTCGGGGAATACAGAATCGTGAAACTGTCAAAGAAAACGCTCAAGTCAACACCGATTATGAACAGCGATGGCCATACAATCGACGGGTACAAGCACCCTGTTTTCTGCGGTGACTTGAAAGAGGCTATCACACTTTTTGACAGAAATGTTCTGACAATCGACCTCAATGACAAAGGTGCGGGGTTATGGGATAAGGACATGACAGGTCTCAAGGTTCGTGACCGTTTCGATGTGCAGGCAGTTGACAAGGATGCAGTCATCAAGGGTGAAATCACAGAGGTTGTCAACGGGTAACAAGGCAGCAGGGCGGTGAATCCGTCCTGCTATTGAAAGCAGGTGAGAAATATGACGGACGAAGAAAAAGAGAAATACAGAGACGGTCTGATTGCCACATGCAAGGTATATTGTCACATCGACTATGATGACGACATGGAAATCCTTGAATTGATGTTTGATGTGACCATGCAGGAAATGACGGAACTGATTCCGAATTTCGACCAGTACAGCCTCACAAGCCGTCAAAAGCTGCTTGCATTTATATCCGTGAAAGAACTCTACGACAACCGTGACAAATACCGGAGCGACACGAAACTGCTTGCCTCTGCTGCCTCCTCAATGCTTTTGAAAGAAATATACGGAGGTGCAGCACAATGACAGGCAGAATCAAGATAATTCGCAAGGTGTCGAGCGTTGTTGATGGCAGACGGCAGCAGGAGGAAACGGAGTTTTATTCCTGTTGGTGCGAGGTCAAGAGTTTGGGAACAAATGAGAAATATGCAGCCTTGCAGACCGGACTCGAAAACACAATCGTTTTTGAGACACGAACGTGCGACAAGATGGAAGAAATCCGACTGAATTTGAAAGAGTTCTATGCGGTGTACAAAGGCGTTGAGTTCAAGATATATGATGCGTCTCCGATGTTCACGGACGACAGGAAATATCAGTTGAAATGTAGAGCAGGAGCATAGTGTCATAATCTGACACCGGAGGGATGCGATGAAAATTGAAATGGAATTTCAAGGATTGCAGGAACTTGTGAAAGCGTTTGAAGATGCAGCAAGCGACGAGGACATCCGAGCGGTCAACAAAAAGATTGTTGAGCAGGGTGAACCCGTCGTGAAACGCATTATGTCGGGGAAGATTCCAAAATCGGCAGATATAAAGTTGAGCGGTCGAGGATTCGGCTCAAAATCATCGGTCACATCACACGCAGCGGACAGCGTTCCACTGGGGGCGGTCAAGGTGAAAGACACCGGAGCGTCAGCGGATGTCGGATGGGAAAAGTCGGATAATAGTGAACACTTTTATGTGAAATTCATTAACTGGGGAACTATTTACAGACCGCCTCAAGAATTTATCTATGCGACAGGGCGTGAGGCAGATGCGGAACTGCAAAAAATCGCAGAACAGGAGTATCAATCCTATTTAGATAACACAATGAAATGAGGTGATAGCGTGAACAGTCCGGACATCATAAAAGACGCATCGGGTGCGTTGCAGCAGATTTCAGACAGGGGAATCACTGTCATGCAAGGGTGGTATGACAAGAACATCCATAAAACACATGTGACCTTGTGGGATTTGGGAGAAGTCGACGAGAACTTTTCAGATGATGATGCGGAGGGAGTGACGCTGTCATTGCAGGTCACTATTTTTTCAGAGAGTGACGAGGTTGAACTTGCGAGGGAAATCAAGAAACTCATGAAAGAAAAAGACTTTTCGTTTGAGGGCAGGAACGGAGACGATTCCAAACCGGAGGACGGAATCTATATGAAAGCACAAAGATTTTCAAAATTTTATGAAATGGAGGAATAGACATGACTGAAACAGTAACACCATTAAGCGAAACAGTATCACAGATTGTCAGAAGTAGAACATGCGGTTGTAGGGATTTCTACATCGCAAAAATCACACAGAATGATGCAACAGGATATGTTGCGGGAACTCCGGTGAAACTGGCAAGAGCAATCAAAGCGAAAGTTGATGAAAAATGGACTTCTGAAAAGATTTACTCCGATGACGGAACGGAGGAGGTCATCAACTCATACGAGGGAACAGAGGTCGAACTTGAGGTCAATGCACTTGCACCACAGGACAGACAGATTTTATTCGGGCAGTTATACGAGAACGGTTTCCTCATTAAGACAGCCGACGACAAAGCACCGGAGGTCGCTGTCGGATGGCGTGAGAGAAAACTGAACGGAAAGTATGATTTCAAATGGTTATACGCCGGAAAGTTTGCAGAGGGAATCAGTGAGGAGGCAAGCACAAAAGAGGGCAAATTGTCTCCGACAACAAAGAACATCAAGGGTTCATTCTACGAGAGAAGTCTTGACAATGCGTATGAGATTTCGGTCGATGAATCAAATCTTGTGAAAGAGAACACAAAGGCAGCAGAAGCAATCAAGAGTTGGTTTTCAAAGGTGCAGGAAAAGAACGACGCAGCAGCGTAACAAGGGATATATAACAGGAGGATAAACCATGAAAAGAAAAATCATCATCAGCAACAAAGAGTTCACAATGCCGAAAATGTCGATTGATACATACACGGAGTATCTCGATATTGCGGAGCAGATTGGCACACATCCGAGATATACAAAACAGGACATTGAAATAATGGAGATGTTTGTCTGCAAAGCATACGGAGACCAGTTCACTGTTGAGGAATTAAAGAATCCGGAGACCGGACTGGATGCAGCAGGTTTGATTCTTGAGTTCCAGTTCATTGACGCAGGAATCGGGGAAGAACTCACCAAACGCATGGAGAAGATAGAGAAAAATTTTCAGAGTGGCAAGTGATACCGGAAATAGAGGTCACTTGCAGCGGGAAAAGATATTTTATCAACTCCATAACAGTGGAGCAGTACAAAAAATATGTCAGTCTCATGGAGAAAAACAGCACGGAAAAGATTTCCGGAGTGATGTTTTTTAATACAAAGATAATGCAGGAGTTGTTCGAGAATGAATTGACACTTGCGGAAATCGGGGAGATTGATGCGATTGATTTTCTAACGGCAATCAAGACGGTTCATTTTGTGATGCAGAACATAATTGCAGAGAAACTATTGAACATTGTCGAGGTTGAACAGGTGGAGAAAGAAAAGTCCGCATTTGACGAATACGACCGTGAAAACGGATATGAGGACGAGCTGGAAGAACCGGAGGAAAATCAATGGAAAGTCTGCGGGGAGATTGTCGACCGTGTTGTAAAAATTGCGATTCGGCTTTTGAAAAACTCATACAGTCAGTGCATGAAAGAAAACATTGTCACGTTGTTGGAATACTTGCGTTTTGAATTAGACACAATCAACGAAAATCAGTAAGAGAGGAGGCGACCGAATGGCTTATACAAGCGTCAAAATTTCTGCAAATTCAAGTGATTACCAGTCACAAATGAAATCGGCAGCAGCACAAATGAAAGTCCTGTCTGCGGAATATACGACGGCAGCAACGAAAGCAAAGTTGTTCGGTTCGGAAACAGACAGCCTCAAGGCAAAAGCCGAATCGCTCACTCAAAAAATCACGGTGCAGAAAGGCATTGTGCAGTTAAATAGTGAGCAACAGGAAAAGTTGACAAAGAAACTGTCAGAACAGAAAACAAAGCAGGAGGAACTCAAGGGAAAGATTGACGCTGCGAAAGAAGCCTATGCAAAGTCGACAGAGGAGACGGGGAAGAACTCCGAGCAGTCAAAAGCTTTAAAAGAGGAATTAGACAAACTCGAACAGGAGTACAAGGCAAATGAAACGGCAATCGGGAAAACAGAGACGGCTCTTGCAAATCAGACAGTAAAGACAGAAAAGTCAAAGACTGCCCTCATGAATATGGAGGCAGAACTGAAAAATGTTAATGAGCAATTAAAAGACAATAAACTTGAAAAATTTGCGACTGCTTGCGATACGGCAGGAACAAAGATGGAGAGTTTCGGAAAGAAAATGTCGGTTGTCTCTGCCGGAATTGCGGGCATTGGTGCAGCATCAATCAAAGCATTCACGGAACTCGACGAGGGATATGACACCATAGTGACAAAGACCGGAGCAACCGGAGAGGCACTTGAGGGATTGACAAAGTCTGCGGATAATGTTTTCGGCACAATGCCGGAGGATATGTCGACGGTAGGCGAGGCAATCGGAGAAGTCAACACAAGATTCCATACAACAGGAACGGAACTTGAAAAGACCTCAAAACAGTTCATACAGTTTGCAACAATCAATGGAACAAACGTCACACAGTCAGTTAACCAAGTCGACAAAATCATGAAAGCGTGGAACGTGGATGCATCACAGACGGGAAACCTGTTAGGATTGCTCATGGCAAAGGTACAGGAAACCGGAATCTCCGTTGACACGCTTGAATCAAATGTACTTGATAACAACGCAGCGTTCAAAGAAATGGGTCTGTCATTGCCTCAAGCAATCAATTTGATGGCTCAATTCGATGCAAACGGTGTTGATTCAACTCAAGCAATGGCGGGTCTTAAAAAGGCATTACAGAACGCCACAGCAGAGGGGAAATCAATGGACGAGGCGTTGTCAGAGACCATCGGCAGCATCAAGAACGCAAAAACAGAGACCGAGGCGATGCAGATTGCAACGGAACTGTTTGGAAAGAAAGGTGCAGCAGAAATGACAAAGGCGATTCGTGAGAATCGAATCGACCTCACCAGTCTGTCGTCATCAATGGAGGAATACGGAACGACGGTCGAGGACACCTACAACGGAACTCTCGACCCGATTGATAATGCAAAAGTTGCGATGAACAACGCAAAACTGGCGTTGTCAACACTGGCATCCACAGCACAGACATCCGCAGCACCTATGATTGAAAAATTGACCGGAAAGATTCAAGAGTTGACAAAATGGTTTACGTCGCTCTCTCCGGCACAACAAGAAACAGCCATCAAAGTCGGTCTTGTGGTCGCTGCTATCGGTCCGTTGTCAATCGGATTCGGAAAAGTGGCAAAGGGAATCTCTGACACGGTAACGACCGGACAGAAATTTGTGTCCGGAGCTGCAAAGATAATCGCAAAGATTACGGCAAAGACAGCAGCCACGGCAGCAACGACCGCAGCAGATACGGCATCGACCGCAGCCACAGCAGCCGGAACAGTAGCGACAACAGCACACACGGCAGCAACGACCACGGCGACCGCAGCAACGACGGCGTTCGGAGTAGCGTTGAAAGTTCTGCAAACGGTCGGAGTTGTGGCAATTATCACAGCAATTATCGCAGCAATAGTTCTGTTGATTAAAAACTGGGATAAGGCAAAAGAAGCCGTAACAAAATTATGGTCGCATATCAAAGAAAAATTCAATGCAATCAAAGAGACCATCACGGGAGCGTTTACGAAAGCGAAAGAGGCGGTTACGAATAAAGTCAAGGAAATCGGTGACAGCATAAAAAACAGCACCATAGGACAAGCAGCCTCAAAAGTATTCAACGGCGTAAAGGACACGGTTCACAATGTCATGTCGGCAGCGACCGAAACGGCAAAGGAAAAACTGGGGAACATGAAAACCGCCTATGAAGAAAACGGAGGCGGTATCAAGGGCGTTGTTGCTGCCGGATGGGAGGGAATCAAAGGATATTATTCAGCAGGATTTACATTCGTTGATAATTTATCCGGAGGAAAACTCTCTGAAATCAAATCAAAATTCTCTGAAAAGACATCGGAAATCAAAACAAAAGTTTCCGAGGGTTGGGAGAATATGAAAACCTCCGTCACAACAAAAATGACGGAATGGAAAACCAATGCATCAAACAAATTGAATGAAATAAAGACGAATTTCTCAACAAAGGTTTCAGACATCAAGTCCAATGTTTCGACAGGTTGGGAGAATATGAAAACCACGGTCACGAATAAAATGACCGAATGGAAAAACAATGCATCGAATAAATTGACGGAAATCAAGTCCGGATTCTCCTCAAAAGTTTCGGAGATAAAAACGAAATGGTCAACGGATTTCACGAATATAAAGGACAAGGCAACCTCACTCATGGAGACGGCAAAGTCCAATGTGTCAACGAAACTAAACAACATGAAATCCGCATACAGTGAAAAAGGCGGGGGAATCAAGGGAATCGTGTCTGCTACATTCACAGGCGTAAAGGACACGATGAACTCTCTCATGGGTACGGCGAACACTCTGACGGGTGGAAAACTCGACAGTATCAAGTCGGCGTTTTCCTCAAAAATGGGAGCAGCAAAGTCAACCGTGTCATCGGTGCTTGACGACATCAAGGGTGCATTTTCGTCAAAATTAGAAAGTGCAAAGTCTACTGTTTCGAGCGTGATTGAGAAAATCAAGGGCGTGTTCAATTTCAAGTGGTCATTGCCACATTTGAACCTCCCACACATCAGTGTAAACGGAGGAAAAGCACCATACGGAATCGGAGGAAAAGGTTCACTCCCGTCATTCTCGATTGAATGGTACAAAAACGGCGGTATCATGACGAATCCGACCGTGTTCGGAATCAACGGAAACAGTCTCATGGTAGGAGGCGAGGCAGGAGACGAGGCAATATTGCCTCTTGCGGAATTTTACAACAAATTGAACAGCATCCTTGACAAGAAACTGGATGCAGTACAGAAATCGCAAGTTGTGTATGTAACGAATCACACATACATTGACGGCGACGAAATAGCAAGCAGAACCGTGTCAAAGGTTGATGCGGAAATGGTAATAAATAAGCGAAAAGGGAGGTAAAACAGGGCGATGAAAATAAACGGAATAGACATCAAGAAATACGATGCAAAGCAGTTGACCGCCGATGTGCAGCCTCCCTCTTTTTCAAATTCTTATGAATGGCTGACGAGTGCAGCACTGCCGACGGAATTTGAGACAGAGGTTCAGATGGGTCATTTGAAACTGTCAATATATTTCAAAGGCAAGGACAGGAACAACATCATCCGTGCTGCATCGGAGTTCATGAGCAATTTCACAAAGGCTTGCAAGATGGAACTCGACGGCTACAAAGGAACATACATCGGATTCATCACAACAAATGACTACGAAAAAAAGAATGTAAAACAGAGATACATTGTAAACCTCGAATTTGACGGCTTTTTCGTCGATGACGACCTCTCAATCACATTCGACGGGAAAACCTCTGCATCGTTCTATAAAGTGGGTACAAGAGACGCTCCGTGCGTTGTGGAGGTATATGCAAAGAGTGCCTTGACGAATTACACAATCACCGGACTGGGAGAGGATGACATCATCATTGAGAGTTTGGCAGCAGGAAAGACGGTTGTGATAGATGCAAAGACAGGACTTGTGACAATCGACGGGGCAAATGCATTCGACAAGGTGAACATGTGGACGTTTCCGGTATTAAAGACCGGAGAAACAGCACTCACATTCTCCAACACAAAGGCGAGAGTGACTATCAGATACACGCCTATGTGGATTTAGGAGGTGAGAGCATTGCAGATTTTTAACGACAAAAAGAAAAGAATCGGAACATTGTCCGGATTCAAGGACAGGGAAATCACCACGACACTGGATTCCGGAGACAAAGAGTTGTCGTTCAGTTATCCGGCAGCGGGAGCGTTGGTTGACCTGTTAAAAGAAGAATATTATATACACACCAAAACGGACGAATATGTCATCAAAGCGGTTGAAAAGGGAGAACAATTCAACAAATACACAGCAGTTCTCAATGTCGAGGAGTTGGAGGGAACAGCGTTCCCGTATGGTTTTGAATCACAGGAGCAGACAATCAAGGCATGTCTTGAGTTTGCATTTGAGGGTACGGGATGGCATGTCGGAATATGTACCGCCACAAAGAAAAGAACCATCGACGAGCAGGAGAGTGTCACCGCATGGGATGTCCTGCAAAAGTGCCTCACAACATACCGCTGCGAGTGCATCATCCATTCACTGACAAAGACAATCGACATATATGACCGGATAGGCAGCGACAAAGGGTGTTATTTCATGGAGGGGTTGAACCTCCGGAAAATATCATTGAAGTCGGACACATACGATTTTTACACAAGAATCTACCCGATAGGCAAGGACGGCATCACACCGGAATGGTTGACCGGAAAAGATTACATCGACAATTTTCAGTACAGCTCCAAAGTCAAGGCGTATGTGTGGAAAGATGAACGATACACCAACACCACAAGTCTGATTGAGGATGCGACGGCAAAGATTGAGGAGATGTCACGACCGTACAAGGCATATACTGCGGAGGTTGTTGACCTTGCGAAAGCATCAGAGGAATACAAAGACATTCTTTCATACGGAATCGGAGACACGGTCACACTTGTGTCGAAGAGAACCAGAACAAAGGAAAAACAGAGGATTGTCAAAATCACGGAATATCCGGAAACGCCGAAAAAGAACACGGTTGAGATTTCAAATGCACGAAAAACATTTGCGGATATTCAAAAAGAGGCAA